CTAAATTACCAACTTTAGGCTCAGACCAAGGAAGTTTAGAAATAGTAAATATTGATGTATTTCCTTGTGCTCCAGTTCTATCACAAGCTACTGGCATGTTTTTTAGCTTACCTCTAGGTAAATCTGGTTGTCTTGTTTCTACCCACGAGTCTCCGTCCCACATAACATAGTAATTAGTAAACTCATTGTTTTCAGAACCTTTAATCTCAACATAAACACCATTAAAAGGCATTTCTCTAGGTAAGTCAGTTATCTTGTTAACACTACCTTTCCATCCTTCTGATGCTTGGTCTCCCCATGAGTCCCATGTGCTAAAACCAAAGTCTGAACCATCTTCCTTATATATCTTTAATACTGACCCTCTAACTTCACATTTAAAACCTAAAGTGTTTGGTATTGTTATATCTATTGTATAAGTAGTTGGTTCTGATGTAGTAGTAACAAACCTATAACTATATAATCCAGTTGTACTATCATAAGACCATGTTAAATCTTGGTACACTCCTCCACTAACTGAAGGTGCTACCACGCCTACTAGTTCTTTACCTATAAATACATCATCTTCCTTTACTTCCATAAAAAGATTAGACGTAAAAGCTTCTGCTTTATAAAGACTAAGAACTGCTCCATTAATCTTATTATAAAGGTCGTTAGCTGCCCAGTCAGTATCCTCAGCTCCAGTAGCAGGGTCTTTAGTATCTCCTGATGGTTTATTAGGGTTTACAGCATACATAGTACCATTTAAATAAACAGCATAGTTATATGGGTTGTATCTATCACCACTACCTCTTTTTAGCCAGTAGTAAGCTACTCTATCATAACTTTCTTGTAGTGGTCGAGCATCTGTCATATCTACTTCAACATTAACTTCCTTATTAACTAACCACGTTCTATCTTGTACTGTTAAGCCTTTAAGGTTACCGTTATGTAAGTACTGTTTCAACTCACTTTCATTCTCTTCTTCCCACTCAACTATCTGAAGATGTCCTTCTTTATTATATATCTCTAGAGGATTATTTAAATCATTAGTATAAATAAAGATGTATTCTTCATCATCTTCTCCTCTATCATAGGTATGAATAACTGTTTCTTCTTCATCAAAAGGGCTTTTATCTCTAACAAACTGTACTGGTGGTCTTTTATGTAGACCTTGAATTAGACCAGGTACACAGTTTGTCATTTCTTTACATTGTGTATCTGTCATTAATTCAGAAGACTGTTGAGATACTCCATTATAAAACGAAGGAAATACTTTATTAATCTTTGCCATTTATTCTCCTATGCAAGAGCTGTAGGGTTAGAACCTCTATCTATTAATCTATTTCCTTTAATTAAATTAAATTTAGATTGCTTAAGATGTTCTTTTTGTACCTTAACTCTTTGAATTTGTATTTTTTGTATAAGTTCTTTCTGTGTTGTTTCATCACCATTTAAGTATGTATGTAGATGTTTAGCAGCCACTAAAACAACATACGTCCTAAACACATCAGGTATATCATCAAAAGGTATCTCAAGCAATACATATAACTCTACAGCATCGTCAAATATCTTTGTTTCTTCTTCTACATCATATAAGTCATTACCAGATTTAACTAGATTTCTATTATCAGTTGGTTGTAGACTGATTACATTATCTGGTAGTGTTATGTATCCACTTGAGTTAGGGTAATAACTAACTGTTTGCTTATTAAACCAATAAGTATCTTCTTGTTCTTCTCTTAATGTTTCTTGAAGAATAACTCTAGCTTGTAATGCCTCATGTCCTTCTGGTAAGTCATCTAATACCACATCACTAGGTATAGGTAACTCTCCAATATATCTTAGCATTCTATTAATTGCGTCAATTTCTGTCATTTATAATTCCTTTGTAAAATTTAGTCGAAGGTCTCAAGAGAGAGACCCTCTGATAAACCTTACGATTTATTAAGCTACTGTTCCACCAGTGATAACACAAGAACAAGCAGGTTTAAGAACACCCATACCATATGAATAGTAAGTTGTCATTAATGTTGCTAATTGCTCTGGAATGTAGTTAACCTCAGACGTAACGTCCATTAACTTAGCTACTGCTACTGCTTCAGATGTGAATAACATAGCTTTTAACTTCTTGTTAGTTCCACCTACATCAATAGAAGAGTCAACTGGGATATAGTTAGATTTGTAAATCTTAATACCAGCAACTTCCATAATAGTACCTTTATTAATACCACCATTGTCACCAGATGTAATATCTTTGTTCACACCATCAGATTGTGCTAAGTAAGAATAGATAATAGGTGATACTACTAAGTATTTCTCACCAGTTACATCTTTTTCTTCCATCGCTGCTACTGCTGCAAATGTTGCTTCGATTAAAGCATTACCTTTATCTTTAGGAGTAGCACCAGAGTCGATAACATCATTGTTAACTTCTGTACCATCTGCTTGTACTGCCTCACCACCAATTGTACCTGATGTTTGAGAAGCAATTACTAAGTTAGAAGCTACTGCTTTGTCAATCTTAACTGCTAAAGCCTCACCAGCTTGTTTAGCTAACTCACCTCTAGTTTCGAAGTGTAAAACTTTTTCTTCGAATTTATCAACTGCTAATGCGTAGTACTCTAAAGCATCAATATTAATAATTCTTTCTTTCACTGGGATAGAAGACATACTTAATGTTGTACCTGGTACGTGCGTATTAGTATCGGCATCCGATGATTGACCAATTACTGGAATAGAAATTGACGAACCTGACTCAATAGACTTTGTTGTTACTAAATCTAAGAATAATTGTTTTCTATCGAAAGCTGTTAACACTTGACCATAATAAATCTCAAGTGCATTTTCCATTTCTGTTGGCAACCCTCTAGTAGCTGCGTTGTTATTACCGATATTATTTACTAAAAAACTCATGTTTTTCCTTAATGTTTTATTTTGTGTAGCATCTGCTGCTTATTTTCAGTCCTCTTTAAGTTGTCCAATGTTTCCGAACGCATCTTCCACAAAGGGCTTACAGAAGTTACATCAAACTAGCATTAGGAATACTGAAAAGTACCAGTTATACAGTTGGTTCTGTTGTAGGTTGTTACACCATACGTAAGATACGATAAGTACTTAGTAGTACCTTAAGTCTCCTTATAAATACTCGGCACCTCAAAGGAGACAAAATAGATGCCAAGCGAGTGGTACGAAAGTATAAACTTAAGCCTCTCTGTTCATATTACTGATTATAAGATACCTTTTTTTCTTGAAGTTAAGTATCTGTTGTCTACCATTCTAGTATATTTAGGGTCTTTACCATAAAGTCTATTAGTCATAGCCTTTTGCCATTCATTCTTATCAGTAAATGGTTGTAGACCTCCATTACCGTCAGCATCACCTTCTAATCTTCTAGTAGGAGCAGGAGTAGACTCTCCTTTTCTGAATTGCATAAACTCTAATATTTCTGTAGCTCTTTTAGTGTCAAACTTAGCTAGAGCATCGTTATATTCATTAATCATTTGAGTAGACAAATTATCAGCTGCCCAAGTAACTAACTCTTGGTAACCTTCTTGTCCACCAGTCTTAGACATAATAGACTCATTAAAAGAGTTACCCATTTGTTGTCTAGTTTCAATGTAAGTATCTACATCTTGTTTACTAAACCCTAATTTCTCTAGTTCACTGTAAGAAGCTTCTGATAAACTACCATTCTCTACAAACTCTTGACCATACTTATTAACATCTACTTGTGTAGGGATATTTTCATCAGTAGGTTGTTTAGGCTCTTCTTTAGGTTCTTCTTTAGGCTGAGACATTTTTTTCTCAAGTTCTTTGTAGGCTTGTAGTAAATCTTCTTGTGATTTAAACTTACCATCAATTAAATCTTCTTTAGGAGTACCGTCTTCGTTGTAACCTTCTGGTGTACCTTCAGCTCTCTCAGCTTCAGTCCTTTGTGACTCTTTGAACCTAGCTAAAGCCTCTTGTTCAATTTGTTCTCTTTCAGAAAGGTGAGAGCCTTCTTGACCCTCTACATTACCTTCTTGTACAACTTGATTATTATCTACTTGACCTTCCATTAGTCAGCCTTTGTAGTAGTTCTTTTTTTAGGTGCTTCAACAACTGCTGGAGTCATGTCCAATGAGTTAGGATAACCTCTCTTTGCTTCTTCTTCTTTATCTCTTAAGTAATAGTCAGCATCTGTGATAGCATTTCTATTTTTCTTCTTTAAGCTTTCTTGTTTTAATTCATATAGTGATTTTGTCTTTGCCATAATTTCTCCTTTAAGGCTATTGTTTATTGTGCCATTGTGGCTTGATTAACTAAATTACCAGCACCTTGTTGTAGTAACTGGTCTTGCTGAGCTTGTTGTTGCTCACCTTGTATTTGTTCTTGAGACTTGATTAAATCTGATGTATCTAATGACAATGCATTACCAATCTTACTAATATAGGCATCTATGTTCATTCTTTGTAGAATAAGCTCTGGTGACCCTATCTCTTGTAGTAGACCATTGAATTGTCTTAGTTTATCTAGCTCTAAGTTTCTACCTAATGCTTCGATACCAGTAACAATAACAACATCCATCATACCTTCAGGTAGACTAATTTTTTGTTGTTTTAGTAGTTGGTAAGCTAAAGGTCTTTGGAATTCTAATGATAAAATTGAATAAATACCACCTAAACTTTGTTCTAAGTCAGCTGCCATATATCTAATCTCTGTAGCTGTTGTTCTTTCACTATCTCTAGTTGCTGAAGAAGCTACAAGGAATGCTTGTTCTAATCTTCTAGTAACATCTTGTACTAGGTTCATAGGAACTTGAAGGTCACTATTTTTGTCTATTCTCATAGTTGTAAGTTCACTATCAAAGTCACCTACAATAGCAAGACCATTCTCTGCATTATTAATATCATCTACATCAAGAATACTACCAGGTTTTACACCGAATAATACTCTTGCCATAACTGATGAAGCTTCTAATAGAAGTTGATATAGACCCTCAAGAGACCTAAAGTCACCTAAGTATTGCTCTACTAAACCTCTACCATAATGCTCACCATTAATAGATGTCCATCTTAATGGAATAAAAGGTAATTCTTCTTCTTTTGAATAAGTAACATCTGAACCCTCAACGAAAACATCTTCTACTTCCTGATACTCATACCATACACCAGCTCTTTTAATAGCTCTTGTGTAGATTTCTATCTTCTTAGCAGGGTCAAAGTCTTCACTAGCTTCTAACTGGTCTCTTATGTCATCTGGTAGTGTACTGTGTGTAATACCTTCTTTAACAATAATCTCTAAAGGATTACCTCTAAAATCTCTAACTATTACATAATTAGACAATTTATAGTTCTTTATACCATCTTCGTGTTTATAAAGCATAGCATTACCAGCTATAATTAACTGTTTTACTGCATCGAAAACTGGGACTCTAATAGCTTCTCTTTCAATAGACTTCATCATCTCTTGTTCGATAATCATTAAGTTCTTTTCTAGCTCTTCATCACCTGAAGTACCATTTTCTGTTGTAGTTTCCTTAGCTTGTTCTTTAACTTCAGGAGCTGGTAGTATTCTAAAGAAACTTGTATTAGGTGGTAGTAAACTAAGTAACAATTTACTTGATAGGTTATTAACCAATCTACTACCCACTGCCTGATAAGGTGTTTCTAAAGCTGCTGTCTCTGAATGACCACTATCAGGAACTACTGATGGTATAGTTAATTTAGCACATTCCCTTGCTCTATCAAGAACAGTAGACCTATCAGCATCGAGCTTTTTAAATCTAGCTTTAGCTGTTGCTTCTGCTATAATATCTTGTATATTTAGTTTACTTTGTGCCATTTAAGTCCTTATACTGTACCTACTGTTGTTGAGTCAGTTGTTGTTGCACCACCTATTGGAATTTGTAGTGATTTAGCACCTTTCTTTTGTGCTTCTTTCATTTTAACTAATTCGTCTTCAGGTGTAACTGCCTCATCTTGTGTTGCTGTTTCCTCTGCTGCTGGAGCTGCTGGAGGTGGAGTATAGATAGGAGTAGGTGCTGATGAACCACCCTTACCTCCACCACCGAAACACTCTAGTGAGTCTACTGACCCTTCTAATCCATACATACCTTCGTCTGTAATAGACACTTCTGTTGCTGTTAATCTAGCAAATTTACCCATTTAATATCCTTTTCTTATATTTGTTTAATCTATTTTGAAACTTACTTCTTTTAAATAGATTAGTTACCATAATAGGCTCACCACCTACTAGTACATTGTTAGTTGTGTTAGCTGATGTAGTAAATGTAGAACTTACACAATCTAACTCTAAGTCTTCACATATCATACCAAT